GGTTACGTCAATCATCGCAGACCACTTGTCCTTCATTGCTTTCATTGCTTCGCCTTTACGTTAGCCCGATAGTTTCGGAACCGATCCTTGACCGCTTGAAGCTCCTCTTTGAGTTCCGTGTTCCGTTTCGTCATGTCCTCAAGGGTGTCCTTCATCCGCACAAAGTCGTCGTACATTCCATTTAGCTGACGGTCTTTCTCCTCAAGGATCAATTTCCATTGCTTCTCTTTGGCTCTAATGTTCGGCTGTAAAACTTCCCCGTCAAATTCCATTACAAAATCCCTTCCGGTGGGGTTCTCCCCTCCTGTTGGTTCAACGCCATCTCTCCGGCCTTTATATCCCCTAAAACAGCGTTCTCAATGTCGTCAAAGGCGTTCATCTTGCTCTTGTAGGTAGTAAAAGACTCCTTATCTTCGGGTCTCAAGGACAGAATCCGCTGTGCGTATTCCAGTTTGATCCTGTCAATCAGTTCCTTGAAATAAGGGGTCTCGTTTATGTACCTGTGAAAATCCTCTGCCTGTCTGCCGACTTCAACTTGGTGCTGTAAGTCCACGGGTATAAGCCCTCGATCCTCTCTGGAGTATATCCATAGGTGTTAATTGTTCCGTCGGTGGCCTTTCCATAGGTGACTTGGAAATGCTCCCGACTTTCATCATGTCTGACGGTTTCTCGCCCGATAAAGCAGTCGGTTCCATTCCTGTCCTTCTCGGATCGGGCTTCAATCCCAACTGCTGAATGATCTGGTACTGCTCCATAGGAGTCATATAAACAAAAAGTTTATCCATCTGCACAAACTCCTTCCAATCCTTCTGTTGAGGAGGTTCCTGTGCTTTCTGTTGTTCCTCTTGGATGATCTGCTGTTCGGTTTTCATCAGGTCGTCAACTTTTGTGCCTAGATATTTATACTTTTTCTTCATGGCGCGAAGTAGATGCACCCTGTCCATAAGCCCCATCTGTAAACCTGCCTGTGTTGCGAACTGGATCAGTAAATCAACCTGGTTCGCCATCGCCTGACGCTCTGCCGGAGAAACCCCGATGTCTATTTCGATGTCATACGCCCCGTTCATGTCGTCGGGCTTGATCTGAATGTCAGTCCCTAATATCTGGATGTCTTTCTTCGGGGGGTTTAACTGGTTGATGTAGATAAAATCTCGGATAACCCCCATGATCGGGCCGTTGCCTAACATCTTGGCAATCATTCTCAGGGGCTTGTTAGAAGCCGCCATAATAGCGTCAATGCCTGTGGCGGTCTTATTGAGACTTGAAGCGTCCTGTCCCTGATTGTATCTCGTGATGCCCGTTTTCTGCTCGTTCTGCGCTTGAAGCATCTCGTAGGCTTTCAGAACAAACTGAGACGGGGGAGAAGATTTCACCTCACCCAACTTTTCCGGGTCTCCCTTGATGACTGCGAAGGGCTTTCTATTCTCCAAGTAGGAGAACATTTGATAATCGTTGGTAACAGGGTTCTTGTAGCAGTCTAAAGCCGCTGAATCCTGTATTAACCTCAAAAGATTGGTCTGTATCTTCTGGTCGTAGTCCAATAGAGAGGGCATCGCCCAACCAGCGACCTTGTGAGGCTCCGGTGACACACTTCCAAACCTAAAAGGAGGTCTCTTATAGGGGTTTTCAACAACTCGACAGACTACATCGTCACATAAATCAACAATAACGTCCTCTAAAAGCCCGTCACCGTCTATATCCAGCCGACAATAGCACTCCTGAATGGTGACAAGTCGGCTTAAAACACTTTCTTTCCTGTCTGATTCGACATTCGTGGAAACCTCAGACACATCGTCCACATTGAAAAGGAACTCTGCCTTGTCGTCTGCGTTGTTGAACGACTCGCTTTCCTTCTCTTTGACTTTTTCATAAGTTCCCTTCCGGTAAATACCCGCTTTTTCCTTCTTGCGAATGTCGTTTAAGGTCTTTTGGGTCTCATGGTAGACCAATCTCCCCTCAATAGCACCCCATTCTGTAATTCTACAGTCAGGAGAGTAGTAAATTTCCCAAAGAGGAGGAACGGAAAGCCACGGGCCGGCGTACTTCATCACCTTCTTGACGACCTTGACCTTACTGAAAGAGATGTTGCCCATCTCGTCGGTGTACTGGTCGTACTTGGTAACAGTAGCGGACTCATCGTTTACTAATTGACTCATCTCCTCCGAAGAAAGAGTATCGTAAAACTCGTTCTCCAGTTCAAAATCTTCCTTGTAGTAGACCTTAAAAGCGGCGTAATGGTTCAAATCAGCGGTATAAAGAAAGTCATAGAACTTCCTCAATCCGTCCTGTTTCCGAAACATCTGGTAATAAATGAGTTTCTGGAAATTAGATGCCCTCTGCTCATCCTCACCTTTAAGAACAAAGAAGTCCTCGGTGAAAATGTCCATCAGGTTAGCCATCGTCCACTTGTGATTATTGTGAATCACAGGGGCTACACTCTGGGCAAACCCGTCCCTCTCGTTGCCGTAAGGCTCGCAACGATACCTCTTATAATACTCAGCCCTCTGAGAACTCAACAAGTCTTGAACCTGTTGCGCCTTATCCATGTCGGGCCTTAGTATCTCGACTATCTCATCATCTGACCACTTCTTAATGTCCATTAAAGCACCATGTTGATCTTGTTCCCCTGGTAAGTAGTCTCTGGGAACCATTGGGTATTAAGTAAAGCCAATCTATAAATACACTCGGTAAAATCATCCTCTACCTTCATTGCCGTGGGCTTCAAAGAATCAGGGTCATACATCAAGTCCTCCGTCTGCTGGATACTCATTGGACAAGATTTAAAGTAGTAAATCCCCGGCATCTCATTCTCCGTCCACAATAAATTATTAACCAACGCAATCCCGTTGTCCTTGTCCTTAGAGGCTGTCTCCAAAGAGATATTATAAGCCCCCAATGTCTGAGACACCCTGTCGTAAACCGTATCGTCGTTGTTCTTGTCTCCCTTTGATAAGGGGTCGATAATACACCTACCCGTTCTATAGTTCTTCTGCTTCACCCTTCTGACGATCTGTTCCGCTATGTACTTAGGATTGCCATGCTCATGAATCTCATCACAGATATATTTGATCCCGTTCCTCGCAGTAGCCATAAACACAATCGCCCACTTCTTCGACGGGTGAAAGTCAATCGAGATGTCCACAATCCAATCCAATGGCACAGGGAACTCGTCCCTCACATGAACATCCCTTGAAAACTTAGGGAACACCAAAGATGTCATGTAAGACGGCTTTCCGTACAACCTCGCCTGTTTCTCGTCTGCGGTCAGGGTCTTTTCAAATTGGGCCACACCCTCCTCAGTCAACCCGTAACCCACATTTGAGTAAATATCCCCGTTGATATTGAATACAGTCAAGTCCGGCTCACCGTTGGGAAGCCTCGCCTTGACAACCTCCCGGTGAATCCATGCCTCCTTCAAAAGCGTCATGCAAAACAACTCACGCCCCTGACGGTCTATCAAACCCCTCGCACAAGCTACCCTCACATCCCTCTTAGGAGGTTCGTCGTAAATCACTAAATCACCCTCCCACCCTTCAAAGACTGACGAATCCTGTACGTTGCTCATGATCTCCAAAGTGGACTTAGACACTAAATCCGTCCACTGCGACTCTATCCCCTGATTGTTCTTCCTCGTCTCAACACCCCTACTGGAAGGCCACCAAAACTTCACCATAGGCTCAACAACCGCCTTAATGTGACTCTCCCATGCCTGACCTACATATCTGATCTTGCGGGGTCTCTTGTGGGGAAAGTCCATCTTCTCCCCGCTCCAAGGCCACTCACCCAACATAGTAGAAACAGCAATCAACCCGCCGCAGAATGTTTTTCCAATTCGATTCCCGCCTGAGTAAGTAAACACCTTGTACCGAGGGTCTTTCCACGCCTCTAATAACTTCTCCTGTAAAGGATTCGGATACCGAAACTCAGGGTAATCAGGGTGCTTCTTGTGATAGAAAGCAACTATCCGGTTGTTCTTGAAATACTCGTTACGGGCGGCTATGATGTCTACATCACTCATTTATCACCCACCATCGTGTCAAAGGGTGCCTGTCTTCTATTCGCCTAGGCTTAATCTCATTACCGTCATCATCAGTAAACACAGGAGTCCACGATGGCTTGATATGGGTTATCCCCCTCCGAAATACCCTGTCGTAATTCTTCCGATACTTCTTATTAGACGGCATGGATCGTATGCTCATAAAACCCTTTTTGTTTTTCTGCGAAAATTAG